CTGCGGCTCATCCCAGCGTACTTAAAGTACTTTGACTAATCTATCAAGTGATAGACGTCCATCCATATGTCGGCCGAGCCCGGTACGGAACCGGGTACTCAGTACGTCGATCTCTGTTTGGCTTAGAGCTAAGCTCTAGGCTTAATAGAGAATCTTGGAGATGATACCAATCATCTTTATGAGGCCCCTCAAGGAGCCCCTGAACCAAGAGAACCCTAGTTTCCCATCTATGGAGGTGTCGATTAAATCTAATCGATGACTCATTATAGAAGAGGGTACTAAGGCTGGACACATACTCAAATATTCCTTGGGTGTCGGGGTTATTGCTCAAATGCAACTTCCCTAGCACTTTTCGGACTGACGAGTATATGAACGACGAAGTAAACTCATAGCCCCCTAGACGAAGCCTTTTGGCTAAGTCGCAGAGACTTATGAGAGCTGAGTAGGAGTCAGTGTTGTGAACCTTCATGCGATACGGAGTAATATTGGTGCCTCGATAGGCATCAACTCCACAGGATTCTCGAAAGAATCCATGTACAAAGGTCTTTTGGAGATTAGGCACCAAGCCTGCTCTCTCAATAGACTTAAGTACACCAGTAGCGTATTTTGAAGGAAACACAATATCGTCTCCGAAGACATAGATGTTAACACAGTCGATACCATATTGACACCGTATGCTAGCTCGAACAAGGCTGTAGAAGACTAAGCTCTCAATAGGAAACGTTAAACAGTTTCCCATGGGAGCGAACTTATACAGTTTCTCAACACGATTGTCAGAATAAACGACGTGACTAGCGCGCGTAGATGCAAGGAACTGATAGGCACCTCCAAAGAGGTACCGAACCAATCCCAAGCTAATACGATCGCTTGCATCCTTCAAATCAAGAGTACAGTACTCTCGACTAAGGGAAGACTTAAGGGCCATCTGGCCATTCACTGTTTGATCCTTGAAGTTAATAAAAGGACCAATAGGTGAACGGGAAATAGCTCCCTCAAGCAGACGTCGCTGACCTTGCTGGATCCAAATTGATTCAGCAGGATGCACGCAGATTAAGCGTGGACCCCGAGAATCTTTCGGGACGGCAGTAAGGCGACATACAATGTCATCCTTAGACTCAATCAAATGATCATTTTCCACCATGGTGCTATTCCAAAAAGAATAGAGGCCACAGAAGTACTGATCATAAGGGTAGAGCTGACAGATGCTATTGTAGTAGACAGAGAAACAACTCTTCTCCGATGGAATCCGGGACGGAAAAACCGCACCAGGACCATGGGAGGGGATTAAATCTCTCCAGTTGATTCTATAAATAACAGAACCAACTATAGATCGCGCCGACCGGAACAGGGGCTCTTTGGTATCCTGGCTATTAAACCAGGCATCCCATAAACCAACATCCAAGTCGACATCTCGAAAACTCCTTTCGGAGCTAACGATTTGTTCTGTTGACGGTTCGAACTCGGCCTTGTAACAGAATACTAGGCACTGCCTCAGGTACATCAGATCAACTGCCTCGTTTTTTGCGAGGAAGCGCTCCCAGAGTGGCGATAGCCACTCAGGGAAGATGGGCTTTTCAAGCTCATTGTTCTCAATGTACCCTAACAGCGCCTTGTCTAGCTTAGGTCCTTCAACAAGGACCCAACTCATCGGTAAGTCATCAGGGGCGCCCAATGGGCACTTAGATAACTGTGAGATGTCTGCTAGCAGGCTATAATATGTTTTAATTAACATGTTCATTAGGCTAGATAGCTTTGCCTGATCCATATATGGCCC